TCCCGCGTCAAAAGTTCTGGATATATCTCTTGTTGATAAACACAGGTGCTCATCACTGCCTCCTTATGCAACCCTGTTAAATACGCGCTGACCAACAAATTGCCCTAGCGCATTTCCTACTCACCACAGCAATCAGTAGAAGGGGCAAGCCCCTCCAAGTCTCTCCTTGGTGTCACGGTGCCGATCGCATGTATCCCATCGCTTGGAGCGCTCCTTGATGGCTTGGCCTTCCCATACTCAGAGTCACCGTTTACGTCCGCACTTTGGCTTGTTGCTTGCCTCTTCTACTGACTGCACCACAGCATCTAACCTTGTCTAGGAGGCTTCACCCTGGGTATCAGTATTCAGATACTTACTGCTTGGCGGCCTAGCCTTGTGCTGCGTATCGAATTGCTAGTCGATGGGTCTATCTTAGCCGACTAAGAATAATAGTGCAACATTTATTTTAGTTTACTAAGAAAATATTTCAGACTTATACGCTAGGTGTAGAAACCCTAACGGATGTTATAGGCGGGATTTAATCTTGCGGGAGGGGATAGGATGGGCTACGTAATACATCCAGACGATCTGTTCTTTCTGGTAAAGATAGGTCGTCTGGTCATTATAGCTGCCTAGCTGGATGCCGCCGCGACGAGACAGCAATCGCTTGAGCATGACTTCGCCTGTATCCAGTTTCAGAATAATGTCGTCTTCTAGTTCTGGATCGGTGCCAGGCTCTACCAGGGCATAGTCGCCTTGGGCATACTTGGGGTACATAGAGTTACCATCGACGCGCACGACAAAGGCGCTAGGATCTGTAGAGAACACTTCGGCGAACTCGTCGTAGCCTTCTACAGTGCGCCCTTCATCGGTAAATAACCTATCTGGTAGTCCGCCCATACTCTTCCCAACTACTGGCACCGTTGCCAGTTTATCTACGTTCACCGGCATATAGCCCGGCAAGTTTTGAAGTTGTGAAAGAGGCTCACGTGGCCCTTTCCCCGTTTCGAGCCAAATCGGATTCACATGAAGTATGTTGGCAACCTTTATTAGGTTTTCGCCCTTCAATGCACCGCCGTTCATCCAGTGAGTGTAGGCCCCTGAAGATAATCCAGCGCCTTTCCAAACGTCACTCTTAGATAGCCCAAGTTCCAGCCTAACAGCATTAATCCGATTAGCCAATGTGTTCATCTTAGTATATTAATAAAAATTTGTCTTAGTGCGCTTGCATTAATCTTCTTAGTGGACTAAGATAATGCTCATGGAACATTCAAAATTGATAGACGAACTAGGCGGCACCTCCAGGGTTGCTGAGATGTGCGACCTCACTACTGGAGCAATCAGCCAGTGGAGGACAAACGGTATTCCGAAACCTTGGCTCAAGTTCTTCAAAGCTAAACGCCCCGATCTTTTTAAGTCAGAAAAGAAAGCAACAGCATGACCTCCTCGAAGCTGAAAACCTCAGCTTTTTATGCCCGTTCCCCTTCGGGCTTTTTTCTTCACACGGGGGAGGTCTCCATAGTGCCTCTCCCGTTTTTATTTGCCAATTTTCAATTGTCACCAACTGTCACGGACTGTCACTAAAAGACCATGCAAAAAGACTTGTATCCAGTATCTGAGGCTCAATTCGAGAAGATTGAGTTAGTGCCAGAAAGCCTTGTTCGCCAGTGCAAATCGGGCGCTAAAGCATTGCAGCTAACAGCTAACAATTCTGGATATGCACAAGAAGAACTGGCAACCCAGATAGGCAAAGCTAGAGAGGTGCTCTCCCGCGCCTGTAACGGTCGCGGCGGACTCGACGTAGACACCATTATCAAGCTTATGCGTAAAAGTGGAAGCGTGTTTGTGTTGCAGTACATGGCACATCAAATGGGCGGGGCATTTGTATTCGGTACAGAAGAGGAAAAGGAGCTTCGCCTTCTCACGGAGCGCATGGAAGTTCTCAAATCAAGGAGAGCAGCATGACATGGCTACAAGTGTGTATATCAGCAATGGCTGTTATCGGTTTATTGATCGTGTTCTGTGTAGTTAGCGGCTACATCCTCTATCGCGCTGAATACAAGGACGAATACCAAGATTCAGACAATTGGGGTGCTAAGTGAGCTACTCGCTCTATGAGCAAATGAAAGCTGACTGGATACGCAAGCATCCAGAGGCAACTCCTGAGCAATATCAAAAGGCCATGCAGACGCTGGCTAGAAAACTAGGAATTTGAGATGGCACGCATTCGGACGGTAAAGCCAGAGTTTTTTACAAGTGAGGATATTTGCAACCTCACGCCACTTTCACGCCTCTTGTACATCGCTTTGTGGTGCGAGGCTGATCGTGAAGGCCGTCTCGATTGGAAGCCTAATACCTTCAAGCTCAGATACTTTCCTGGTGACAACTGCAACATCAATGAAATGGCTGATGAACTCATCAAGTCTGGTTTAGTTGTTTTGTATTCAGTCGATGGGGTTCAGTACGCAGATATTCCAACTTTTACACAGCACCAAGTCATCAATAACAGGGAATCAGAAAGCACGCGTCCACCACGCGTGAATGACGCGTCGAATACGCGTGAAAGCGGAAGGGAAAGGAAAGGAAGGAAGGAAGGGAATGACGCGTCAAAGATAACTTTGAACGCGAACGGTGTTTTTGAGGGTCTTGGAGAAAAGCTAGAGGCTTGGATAGCCGCTTATCCGAATGTCGATGTTGAGGCCCAAATCCGAAAGGCCGGGTCATGGTGCATTTCCAATCCAAAGAAAGCGCCAAGGTCTGACTTCGCAAGATTCCTGAATAGCTGGCTGGCGCGGTCTAGTGATAGCGCTGGCAATGACGATCCATTTGCGGGGGCCATCTGATGATTAACCCAATCCTCGAACGTCTGAACAAAGTCCGACCTAGCGGCAACAACTCGTGGAGGGCTTGCTGTCCAGCGCATGACGGTAACAACCCTAGCGCCCTGACTATCCGAGAAGAACCTGACGGACGAATCTTGATGCACTGCTTTCAAGGATGTTCAGCCGTGGACGTGATGGGGGCTATCGGTCTAGACGTATCCGAACTATTCCCAGAACCAATCGCACATCACAGCAAGCCAGTGACGCGGAAGTTCTACGCAACAGACATTCTCGCCGCCGTGCGTGTGGAGTGTCAGATTGTGATGCTAGCCGCCTTCGAGTTAGAGAAGGGGCGCAAGTTACCTGAAGAAGACATGAAGCGCCTGCGTGTGGCGATGGAACGAATCAACGAAGCCGTGGAGATGCAATGAGTAACCTAGACCGTGGTGTAGCAGCGCTGGAAGAAGCTAGGGCAAAGCGCCGTAGCCTGATGCTGTCAGACAAGATCGACTTTGAAGGCTTCATGAAGGCTAGGGAAGAAGACAAGGCCAACGTGAAGCAGGCGGGCGACTACCTGCAAGACTTGATTGACGTGTTCTACGGAGAATCCGAGGTTGTCGGCTTAACCCTTCCTTGGTCGAAGACGCATGATAACTTCCGCATGCGTGATGGTGAAGTCACCCTGTGGCCTGGCGTGAACGGTCACGGCAAATCGCAAGTGCTAGGGCAAGTGATGAACCACGTCATGTACCAAGGCGAGAAGGTGCTCATCATGTCTTTCGAGATGTTGCCCTATAAGACACTGGCACGCATGACGCGCCAAGCCAACGGCTCCAACAAACCATCCGAGCAGTACATCCGCGATTACATGAACTGGCTATCCGGCAAGCTTTGGTTATACGACCAGCAAGGCACTGTGAAGGGTGATCGAGTGATTGCGGTAATTTACTACGCCGCCGAGACCTTTGGCATCAAGCATTTCGTAGTCGATAGCCTGATGAAGTGCGGCATCCGTTCAGACGACTGGAACGCGCAAAAGGAATTCCTCGACAAGCTCACCGCTGCCGCACGAGACCTGAATATACACGTTCACCTAGTCGCTCATTCTCGCAAGGGCGATGACGAATTCGCCCCGCCTAACAAGATGGACGTGGCTGGATCCGCCGACATTACCAACCAAGTCGATAACGTCATGACTGTGTGGCGCAATAAGGCCAAGGAAAAGGCTATCCGCCAGAACAAGGCTAAGCCTGATGACTTGAATAAACCAGACTGTCTGGTGATTTGCGACAAGCAACGTCACGGCGAATGGGAAGGCGAAATAGCTTTGTGGTTCGACCCTGCATCTATGCGCTACAAGGCAAGCCAGCATGAAAAAGTGTGGGAGATGAAGCTATGACCATAGAACTCTTACACATAGACTGCATGGAGTACATGGCAACTCTGCCGGATAAAGCGTTCGATCTGGCAATTGTAGATCCGCCGTATGGAATCGGTGAATTTTGCATGACAGATGGCGATGGCGGAGTTAAATGGGATAAAAAATGGAATCAAGACTGGAACAACGAAATCCCAAGCCGAAATTATTTTGAGCTATTACTTCGTATAAGCAAGCATCAAATTATATGGGGCGCTAATTATTACAACTGCTTTTCTCAAAAAGGTGGGGCTATCGTTTGGTTCAAGCATGTTAAGCATCCAAGTATGAGCAAGTGTGAAATTGCTTCTAATACTTTACATAAAAAAGTCGAGTACGTAGATATAGTTTGGCAGAACGTGAATCGCCCAACTTCCCCGATACACCCATGCGAGAAGCCCATAAAACTCTACGAATGGCTACTCACCAACTACGCCAAACCAGGACAACGCATCCTAGACACTCACTTAGGATCAGGATCATCCGCAATAGCAGCACATAACCTCGGCTTTGACTTTGTAGGCTGCGAACTCGACCGCGATTATTACGAGGCCGCACTTAAGCGTTTCAATGCCCACGCCGCACAGCAAAGCCTTTTTGGTAATGAAACAGATTGCGTTACCAAAAAGGTGCAACAGGAGGTGCTGCTATGACCTGCAACGACTTCAAGAAAGCTATCGAGGCTGAGTTCGGGAAAGTTGAGTGGAGAGCTACTTCATCTGATGGAAGGGTGATGATGAGTAGGGGATGGGAACAGGCATCTAGGGCAATACCTTGGTCTGGTAACGCACAACGGGTTGCAGAAAGGAAGCTGTGATGAATTGGATGCCCATTGAAACAGCACCAAAAGATGGCTCGCGGATTTTATTGGGGAAGCTGGAAGAAGGTCAATGGTATTGGATAGTCAGCGGAGAATTCATGAACGATGGAAGATTCTGGTGCGATTGGGAAGATGACGATGATTACGATTTAGTTTTTTATAGAAGCCCAACACATTGGTGTGGATTGCCAATAAATCCTATTAGTCCGCACCCCATCGTAACGCAGCCGGAAACAAATCTCCCCATATCGGGTTTGGGTGGATACGACCAAGTCCTTCGTGACGAATTTGAGGATGGGAAGAAGTAGATGGATCCCATCAAGCGCAAATGGAAGCTCATCAACCAGAACGTCAAGCTTTCCATGCTTGCTGTCCTTGGCAATCTCCCTGTAAGCGAGAGTAACCCTCTAGTCATCACTCTGGACGAAGAGAGGCGGAACCTCGATCAGAACGCCAAGTTCCACGCGCTGTGCGAAGACCTCGCTAAATCCGGCTATCAGTGGGCAGGCAAGGAACGAACCGCAGAGCAATGGAAAGTACTACTGGTTTCTGGTCACGCAATGGCAACCAAGCAAGGTGCAGAGATGGTGCCAGGAATCGAGGGTGAGTTCGTCAACCTTCGTGAATCGACTGCACGCATGAGCAAAGCCCGCAGTAGCAGCCTTATTGAGTACACGCTGGCTTTCTGCGCTAGCAACAACATCAAACTGACCGATGAAAGGATTGCAGCATGAGACAGAAACACGAACAGATACTAGCCGTGCTCAAACTGTTGGAGACTGGCCCAAAGACGCTAAAGGATATAGCCGTCGCAATGAACGCCACAAAAGACCGTGTACGAGCATGGATGTACGACCTAGAGCACATTGGCGCTGTGAGATCGACATTCCAGCAAAGCGGCTATCGAGGATTGGCAAGCAGGGTTCGGGTTATCCATCTGGTCGATAAGAAAAAGTATCAGATGAAGGAGCGTAAGCCATCTGCATGGAAGACCAAGGAAGCATACGAGCCGAGCAATCACCCATTGCCGACTGGCGGAACTATCCACCGATTCCTTGACCAGCCAGAGCGACCTAGACCTCTCCGCAAAATGAACTATAGCTGGATGGGCTATCAGTCTGGACTAGAGGCTGCATGAACGCCCCCTCGCGCATCAAGCCGAAGAAGTGCCGTGTCTGCCCCAATGAATTCATCCCTTGGTCATCGACACAGATTGTATGCGGCTATGAGTGTGCAAAAGCATGGGCAGATGGACAGTCACTGAAGGAACAGAAAGCGCGAGTGAAGGCTGATCGCAAGGAAACGAGAGAGAAGAAGCAAGCACTGAAAACCCGTAGTCAATGGATGAAGGAGGCGCAAGTTGAATTTAACAGATTTATCAGGCTTAGAGATGCTGGCTTGCCTTGTATTTGCTGTGGTCTACCCCTTGGTGATATCGGCTCTGTTGGAGGCGGATACGACTGCGGTCATTATCGTTCGGTCGGTTCTGCACCTCATCTTAGGTTTGATGAACGCAACGCTCATGCTCAAAGGAAGCAATGCAATCGTTACGGGTCTGGCCGTGCCGTTGACTATCGTATCGGTCTTATTGGTCGGATTGGAATTGTGGAGGTGGAAGCTCTTGAAGCAGATCAGACGGCTAAGCACTACACCATAGATGACCTAAAGGCCATCAAAGCGAAGTACAAGACCATATGTAGGGAATTAGAGCAGCAGTTAACTAAAGGAGATTGAGATGAAAGTATTTGGTTATGTGTTTCTTGCAGTTGCAATCCTTATCCCGATTTTAATGGGTATCTGGTGGCTGCTCTGGAAATTGTGGCTCTTTGTACTGCCTGCTATCTGGGCTGATGGCCCGAAAAACTTAATCCAGCCTAGCTACTGGTTGTTTGTTGGAATATGGGTATTGCTCGGACTTTTTGCAAACATGTTCAGAGGCGGAAAAGCGGATTAGTCCGCACTAACTATGACCTTGCTGAGATGGTATGTCCATAAAAGCTTTTGGGGTAATAGCATCCCAGCAAGACCAACCTCATTGCAGAAAGGAAACGTGAGATGTCCGTTGTTCATTGCAAGAAAGAAAAATACGACGTGTATATCGGGAGACCAAGTAAGTGGGGTAATCCCTTCGAGATTGGTAAAGACGGCACAAGGGAAGAGGTTATCGAAAAGTATGAGCTATGGTTGCGAGACCAGCCAGACCTGATTCGATCCATACCAGAACTTTCGGGAAAGACTCTTGGATGCTGGTGCGCTCCGAAGGAATGTCACGGTGATGTATTGGTTAGGTTAGCTTCCGCGTCGATTAGTCCGCACCACAGCCAAGACAAGTCTGACCAACGAATTGCCCCATGAAACGTTCTCTAACCCCTTCTTCTCTAGGTCTTGCTCAAGGTAAGTCTCCTATGAACGAAGAAGAGCTACACGATAAAGCAAAGCAACTATACGACGACACCGGATCAGTCTTATTCACACAATCCACATTAGCCAAGCTGCCTTACACGGTTCGCAAGACTGTTGAAGAGGCGGCTGCCCAACTATTCGGTCAAAGGAAACAGAAATGAACAAAGTAAACATTTGCATCAGAATAATTCTATTTGCCGCCTTGGTGTATTTCGTTTATCAGGAGACGGGCTTCTTTACTGCGCTGTCGATGACTTTCATTTTCGTCTACACAGAACTCAGCACAATGTGTCACCACAACACGCTAGAGACTATAAAAATTATCGAAAAATGGCTGGGGAGTAAATAATGAACGCCCCCGCATACATCGACACCACTACTCAAAAGGTCAAGGATGCCTTGGAGGTTTGGGCAGAATGGATGCAACAGGACGACACCAAGCTAGGATACCCAAGCAAGAGTGCCGTTATCCTTTCAGGCGGTGGCGCATGGGGTAGTTTCGGAGATGACCTGGAGGATGAAGTAGACGGAACGATGGCAAGGGCTGTAGATGCGATTCTGGAAGGCATGCCGCTAAGCCAGAAGAACGCGGTGTTCCACTTTCATATTGCGGCAGTATTTACGCCACGGAGAACGCTGATCGAGGACGACTATGCGGATGCGTTGGTGTCGGTTGAAGTAGGGCTGAGAAAGCGCGGCCTCGTATAACATGAAATATCGCTTGCACACAAGTAAATTTTGTGGGATGATTATTGCGGGAGAAGTCGCGCCCAGAGAAAACGAAGCCGCTAGGTCAATGATTGGCGGCTTTTGTACTTATGGAATGGTGATTGAAACCTGAAGAGATTGCGGCCTGAATGCTTAGGCAGGATCTGAGGCGGTATCGAGGATAGCAATCCAGTCACCATCCCATAGGTGCAGTGAATAAGGCAAAACTTCCCTCTCTCGTCAGGGCGAGGGGAAGCGTAAATGCTCATTGACTCAGTGTGAGTTTGCCGAAATACATTGAGCGCACTTATACCTAGAAGCCCCCTCCAGAGATGGTCGGGGCTTTTTCCATTTCCGATGCATCTGAGGATGCAGAAAGGTAAAGCATGAAGATCGAGTACAAGGTACGTCCAATCACCCGCTATGTCGTAACTCGTTATGAGCAGAGCGATTGCGGGAGGGTTGGTGGAAGCGTAAACAAAGGCGAATACGACAATGGCGAGATAGCGTATGAAGTCGCCTACGCGCTTTGCAAGTCCGATCATGAATCTTCTGGATACCCAATTGGGGATGAGCGCATAAAATATCCAGAGAGAGTAGGCGTTCGCTCGGCTGGTAGTAGTTTAGATTGAAAGAACTATCACTAAGACCATACAACGGCAGACTGTTCGTAACTCACACTAAGCAAGACTACGAACGAAGCCACAAAAAGATATTTAAGACCGCCGATATACTTACTTGCGCTCAAGAAGGACGATTCGGTGGCGGCGAAGGTCATGATGGCTTGTGGACATACCTGATCTACGCAGAAACGCCACACACTCTTGCTCACGAACTATCGCATGTTGTATTGCACGTATTCGAGCGATGCGGGATTGACCCTCGCGAAGCTGGAGGAGAACCGTTTTGTTACATGCTCAGCCAGTTAATGCTCGAAGCAAACGAACACCCATAGCAATATGGGCTAACGTCCGGTTCTAGACCGTTCCCCACTCGCTAGGCCAACGAGTGGTTGAAGCTTCCCACGGGAGGAAGCGACAGTGAATCCCGTTTCTCCAAGAAGTCTGATGATTATAGAGACCCACCATATACCGCCGAGTTAACGGGTCAACGGTTCCAAAGCTGAGTATGGGATAGTCATCAGTCTTGTTGGATGGCTGGCTCACCTGATTGGAGAGTGACTTTGCTGAGAACCGACAGGTTATGCGCCCTAAGCAAGTGCAAGGCTCAAGCATCGTAAACTGCTACTGCGTTCGATTCGCAGGCCACCAACAACCCCACACCACAGCCTCATGCTTAACTGCGTGGGGCTTTTTCTTTTGGAGTACCGGATGAGCACCAATGACGTTACAGGCGACCGTATCGTTACCAAGTCATCCAAGAAGTACGAAGACAACTACGACGCAATCTTTCGAAAGGACGAAGCCATGTTCGGTAAAAAGCCAAAGGGTACGGGTAAGAAACCAATGCCAGGTAAGAAAGGTAAAGCAGGCTGCTAAATGCTTCCTGTGTATGTCGGGTATGACGAACGGGAAGCCGTCGCATACCACACTTACTGCAATTCAATCATCAGACGGGCTACAAAGCCCGTTTCTTTTTGCCCATTAGCCTTAAACACGCTGCACGAATACGAAGAGAAGCACACAGACGGAAGTAACGCTTTCATCTATTCGCGCTTCCTAGTCCCTCATCTACAGAACTACCAAGGATGGGCGCTGTTTGCTGATGGCGACATGATCGTAAACGAAGACATCGCTAAGTTATTCGACTTGGCAGATGAAACCAAAGCCTTGATGGTGGTGAAGCATGACTACAAGACTAGATTCCCACGCAAGTATCTCGGCAACAAGAACGAAGACTATCCACGGAAGAACTGGTCAAGCGTCATCCTGTGGAACTGCGGTCACCCAAAGAACAAGGTCCTTACGCCGGAATATATCCAACAGGCAAGCGGAGCACTTCTTCATCGCTTTCAATGGCTGGACGATGGAGACATCGGGCAACTGAAGCACGCATGGAATTGGTTGGTTTCCGAGTACAGCTATAACCCATCAGCCAAGTTACTTCATTACACCGTAGGCACTCCCTGCTTCCAGGAATACGCAGACTGCGAACACGCAGATCAATGGTATTCGGAATACGAGAAGGCAAGAGCGCCACTTTAACCGCCAATAATCCAAAGGGAACTGGCAATGGACAACACAGAATACATCAGCAACAAATTACGCGATTACCGAGACACTGTAGCTCAGCAGCAGAACACCATCTCGCAATTGATCGGCGGCAATTACCCATCAAGAGCAGTGGTAGAGCATGCACTAAAGACGCAATCTGGCTCAGTGCTAAACCTCAGTAAGGCCAAGCAAGAATTCTTCAATCAGTTACAGAAACAAGCATGCGAATAATCCAAAGGAACTCGCAATCATGATATCCGTGAAATCCATAAGAGAAATACTTCAAGAGCGCCGAAAGAACAAAGTCAGGAATATTCCCGACAGCTATTTTGACGGAGGCAGGAGATTAGCGGATAGCGTGAATCAAATTGTAGGTAAGCATTGCTATAACTGCAAAAACGCAGTGGCTTATGTTACTTGGCATTGCGATGTGGATGAATGCGATTGGCAGCCTTGTTACAGCAGAGATCAAATCACAAAAGCCGACTATGAAGCCGGTAATAGGTTAAGTATGGGATGGATAGAACTTCCTCCGCAAGTTATTGATAATCAGAAGGTTGCAGGTTGAATCAATTATGGCCGCTCCTGAAGGTAACAAGAACGCCACTAAGAACAAGTACTGGTCTGATGCGCTTCGTAAATACATCTTACAGAACCCTAAAGAACTAGAGGAAGCAGCCAAGGCTTTGTTCGCTAAAGCCAAGGATGGCGATGTCGCTGCAATGAAAGAGATTGGCGATAGGTTAGAGGGTAAAGCAGTCCAGCGTGTAGAAGGCTCTGGTGAAGATGGCGAGTTCATCACCAAGATGATTGTGGAGCTAGTAGAGCCAAGTGGAAGTTAAAGCACAGTTCCCTGCCAAGCTAGGGTTCCTGTTTCATCCAAAGCGATACAAGGTGGCAAGAGGCGGGCGAGGCTCAGGCAAGTCATGGGGGTTCGCAAGGGCGCTACTCATTAAGGGCAATCAAGAGAAGCTGCGTATCGGATGCTTCCGAGAAGTGCAGAACTCCATCAAGGATTCTGTTCACAAGCTGCTGAATGACCAGATACAAGCATTAGGCTTGGGGCAGGATTACCAAGTCTTGGCGACTGAGATCAGAAACAAGCGCACCGGATCGGAGTTCCTGTTCTCCGGCCTATCAGACCAGACCGATGAATCCATCAAGTCGTTTGAAGGTTTGGATATAGCGTGGGTAGAAGAAGGCCAGGCCATCAGTAAGCGGTCTTGGTCAATCCTCATTCCTACTATTCGTAAGCCTAACTCCGAGATATGGGTGAGCTACAACCCAGACTTGGAAACGGATGAGACGCATCAGCGCTTTGCTGTAGATCCGCCAGAGGATTGCGTGTCCGTCCTCATGAATTACTCGGACAACCCTTGGTTCCCCGAAGTGCTTGAGAAAGAGCGCATAGAGTGCAAGAGGCGCTATCCGAAAGACTACCCGAACATCTGGGAAGGCAAATGCCGTCCTGCTGCTGAAGGCGCTATCTACTACGACGAGATGGAAGCGGTTCAGTCCAATGGGCAGATATTGAATCTCCCATACGATCCGAAGCTGAAAGTTCACGTAGTGGTGGACTTGGGCTGGAACGATGCCATGTCCATCATTATGGTTCAGAAGACCATCTCCGAGATACGTGTCATTGACTACATCGAGGACACGCACAAGAAGCTGTCCGATTACTCGCAGATGCTTCATGAGCGTAAATACAACTGGGGCAAGCTGTTCATCCCGCACGATGGATACAACGAGGACGTCAAGGCGGCAAGTGCCTACAGAATCCTCAAGGATTTGGGATGGGACATTCCCGATAAGAATGATTTAGTCCAAATGAACATCGAGGCTGGCATTAAAGCTGCCAGATTGATATTCCCGCGCTGTTATTTCGACAAGGTAAAGGCTGCGAGGCTGATTGAGTGCCTCAAGCGCTATCGCCGCAACGTACCAAAGAACACCAACGAGCCAGCATCGCCAAAGCATGACGAGTTCTCGCATGGCGCTGATGCATTCCGCTATCTGGCACTCGCTGTAGACCAGATGAAGAACGAAGACCGAGCCTGGAAGCCCATCAAGTATCCGAACATGGGGATTGTGTGATTCTCAGAGTAGACATCTTTCTCCTGTGCGAGGCGAGCGACATTAGGACGCGCAAGGTAAATGCGGTAATTGAAGACCAATCGGGCTTGAAGAGCAAAACATTCTCAGGCGACAACGCCGAAGCGGAAGCCAAGCAATGGATTAGAGAAAACCTATGAAGAAGATGACCGAAGACGAACTGATTGCCAGGATTGAGCAGGAAGAGAGAGTGTCTCTCGACTACCTGTCCGGCACGTTGTCAGATGAGCGCTCCGAGAACATGGAGCTTTATCTTGGCGACAAGACCCGTGAGTTAGCAGCCATTGAAGGCCGTTCGTCCGTTGTCTCTATGGATGCACAGGAAGCGGTTGATTCCGTCATGCCGTACCTGATGAAAGTATTCTGCTCCGGCGATGAAGTGGTCAAGTTCGATCCTGTCGGCCCTGAGGACGTAGAAGCCTCAGAGCAAGAGACTGACTATGTAAACCATGTGGTGATGAACCAGAACAACTTCTTCTTGGTTGGCTATCAGTGGATCAAGGACGGCCTAATCACCAAGAACGGTTATTGCAAGTATTGGTGGGATGAGTCCGAGGATGTGACCGAGGAACGGTACCAAGGGCTAACAGACCAAGAGTTTCAGATGCTGATTCAGGATGAGAGCGTAGAGCCATTAGAGCATACGTCCTATCCTGACACTACAGACCCTATGGCGGCACAGATTGCAGAAGCCGCACAGATGGGCGACCAACAAGCGCTGATGATCCTCCAGCAAGGCCCGATGCTGCATGACTTGAAGGTAAAGATCCGCAACGTCAAAGGCCGCGTGAAGATTGAGCCATGCCCGCCTGAAGAAATCCTAGTAGCGCCTGATGAGCGCAACATCGACCCGAACACTACCCGCTTCTTTGAGCATAGGCAGTGGAAGACTATCTCCGATTTACGCGAGATGGGCTATGACATTGACGACGACATTGCAGACGACCCTACGACATTGTTTATGTCAGAGGATTGGCTGAGCCGTCAGGAGTTCCCAGAAGAAGAGACTTGGCGCGATGAACCGACTGATGGCGTGATGCGCCGTGTGGTCTATCGTGAAGCCTATATCAAGGTTGACTTCGACGGTGATGGTATCGCTGAGCGTCGCCGTGTGTGCATGGTGGGCAAGACGGTTCTCGATAACGAATTGTGCGATGGTGTGCCGTTTGCAGCTTTAACGCCCTACATCGTGCCTCACCGCCATATCGGTCGTGCATTGGTGGACTTGAACAAGGATATTCAGGTCATCAAGACGGTGATCTTGCGGAACGTACTGGATAACTTCTACGCCTCCAATAACGGGCGTTGGGCTATCTCTGACCGCGTAAACCTGGACGACATGCTGGTATCCCGTCCTGGTGGCGTTGTGCGTGTAGAAGGCTCTCCTGGCAGCGAAATCATGCCATTGGTGACCAATCCCATCGGCAATGCAGCCTTCCCGCTGATGGAATACCTAGACACCATCAAAGAGAACCGTACAGGCATCACCCGTTATAACCAGGGCATGGATTCGGACAGCCTCAACAAGACGGCATCCGGCATCAACCAGATCATGGATGCTGCACAGCAAAAGCAGGACTTGATTGCACGCACGTTGGCCGAGACTGGCGTTAAGCAACTGTTCCAAGGTGTCCACAAGATTATCAAGCAGCACGGCAACAAGGAAGAAGTGGTTAGGCTGCGCGGTAAGTGGGTTCCTGTTGATCCCCGTCAGTGGAAGTCTCGCACCGACATGACTGTGACTGTGGGTCTTGGCACTGGCAACAAGCAGGCCATGTTGGGCCAGATCATGAGCATCTTGGGTGTGCAGCAGCAAGCCCTGCAAATTGGCGTGGCTACCCCTCAGAACATCTACGAAGCCTGCATGGAGTTGACCAAGAACGCAGGGTTCAAGGACGGCGACAAGTATTGGACGAATCCCGTACAGCAACAACAGCAAGAGCCTCAACCTGACCCGAAGGTCATAGAGGCACAGATGAAGAATGAGCTGGAGAATAAGAAGCTCCAGCAAAAGGCAGAGAACGATCAGGCAACGCTTCTGCAAAAGCAAGAGGCACAAAGCCAGAACTTCTACCTTGGCATGCAGCAATTACTGCAACAAGCCGAGGAGGCAAACAGCAAGCGCATGTTGGAGCTAACCAAGATGGTCGAGGAAATCCAGCTTGAGACTAAGCGCATGGGCATGGACTTTGTTAAGCATCAATCATCCGAGCAGAACAAGATTGATTCAATCAGCAGGGATTCAATGTGAGCCTGGAACAAGAAGCAGGACAAGGATTACAAGCAGAACGTCTCTTAGAGGAGCTATCCCCATATCTAGTCATGGTGCGAGAAGCCATCGTGCAGAAGTGGGAATCCTCCCCTGTATGCGATAAGGAAGGCCAGCACGAGCTGCGGTTGATGCGTAAGTTACTAGGTGACGTAGAGGCCAACATCAAGACCGCAATCGAGACTGGCAAGCTGGCACGTATCCAGATCGAGCGCGATTCAAAGCTTGAGCTAGTCAAAAAGGTAGTACGCAGGTTCGCATAGCATTAAGCCGTTACTCAGTCGGCTTGATTAGCAATATTCACTGAGCAGTAGAACGTCGCGAGACGCCGTTGCAAGGGGACGCCCTTTGCACAGACCTTAGGAGTATGAAATGAGTGACCAAGCCATTGAGCAGTCGCCACAAGAGTTAAGCATTGAAGACCGCTTTGCCACATTGCTGGCTGAGCCAGTTCCGGAAGAGGAAGAAGTAGCTGAATCCGAGGAACAACCCGCACCCCAAGATAACGAGGAAGAAGTAGAGACGACCGAGGAAGAAGGCACTCCTGAAGAGGAGCAAGCCGAAACCGAAGAAGAAACTGCCGAACTCGACCTTGTAGAGGTAGAAGTTGCAGGGAAGAAAATTCAAGTTCCAGAGGAACTTGTTGAGTATTCAAAAAGCCTTCAAGCGGACTACACCCGTAAAACGACGGAAGTCGCTGAACAACGTAAGCAAGTCGAGCAGATGCAGATGCAACTGCAACAACAAGCCCAGATTCAGCAAGAATCCCTCGCAGAATACGCACAATTAACGGCATTGGATAATCAGATCCAGGCGTTCAATCAAGTCGATTGGAATGCCCTGTACGACTCTGATCCTGCCGAATTCGTCAAGCTCAAGGAAGCGCGCCGAGACCTTCTCGATAATCGCCAAGCCTTGGCTAACACGATTGGCACGAAACAACAGCAACTAGCAGCACAGCAACGCGAAACCTACATCAAGGCTGTCGAAGAAGGACAGAAGGTACTGGCAAGGGAGATTCCTAACTGGAATAACGAGCTTGCACGTAACCTTAACACTCTCGCAGTCGATAAGTACGGGTTCACGCCGGAAGAAGTGGCGCAAGTCATCGATCCTCGCGTAGTGAAGCTATTGCACGATGCCTATCGGTTCCAGAAACAACAATCCAACAGGCCAGTGGCTGAGAAGAAGGTGGCGAATCTACCTAAAGTCTCCAAGCCAGGAAGCCCAAGCGCAGCCAAGTCCGTGGCAACCAGCCGCGAGGCAGAGGCCCGCAAAGCACTGAAAAAGACTGGCTCAGTAGACGCAGCACAAGCTGTGTTCCTAGCCCGATATTCAAAGTAAACGCCGTGAGGCGCTACGAAAGGACAGACCATGTTTAAGTTATTCAGCATTTTCGCGCTGATGGAGTTCCTGACTCCTAAAGCTGTGCCTGGTGGCACGTTCCAAACCTTCCAAGCGGTCGGTAACCGTGAAGACTTGTCGGACATCATCAACGACATTTCCCCAACCGAAACGCCGTTTTACTCCAAGGCCAAGAAGGGCACTGCTTCGGCAACCTTCCACGAATGGCAAACCGACGCTCTGGACGCAGCCGCTACCAATGCAGCTATCCAGGGTAATGACGCAGTAGTTAATACTGCAACACCAACTGTTCGCCTGCGGAACTACTGCCAGATCCTGACCAAGACTGTCTCGGTATCCGGTACGCAAGATGCAGTGAACAAGGCAGGCCGCGCAAGCGAACTGGCCTATCAGATGTCCAAGCGCTCCAAGGAACTGAAGCGCGACGTGGAATATGCTCTGGTGCGTAACCAAGCATCCACCTCCGGTGCTGCTGGCTCTGGTGCCACTTTGGCAGGTGTTGAATCGTGGCTGGCTACCAATAAGACATCGGTCGGCACTGGTACTGCACAAACCACCCCAGGTTACTCTGGCGGCACGGTTGCATCCCCAACCGATTCGTCCGTTGCAGGTACTGTGACTGAAGCTAACCTGAAGTCTGTTATTCAGGCTTGCTGGACGCAAGGCGGCGACCCTGGCGTGCTGATGGTTGGCCCTGCTACCAAGTCGAAGATCTCCGGCTCCTTCAACGGTATCGCTACCCGCTATCGTGAAGTTCCAGGCATGAAGCAAGGCTCCATCGTTTCCGGTGTTGACTTGTACATCTCTGACTTCGGTGAGCACGAGATTGTGCCTAACCGCTTCATGCGCGATCAGAACATTCTGGTTCTGGATATGGACTATTGGACTGTGGCTTCCTTGCGCGGCTTCCAAGCGTTCGATCTGGCGAAGACTGGTGACAGCAATAAGAAGCAAATCCTTACCGAACTGACGCTTGTCTCCAACAACGAGAAGGCATCCGGCAAGGTAACTGACATCAATCCAGCGTTGTAATGATTGAGGGGGAGGGGAGCAATCCTCTCCCTTTTTTATGGATAAAAGAGTCCTAGACTACGACCCGCTAAGCAAGATCATCACATGGTTTGCTTACGACGATGACACTGACACGACTTACATCGAATACACAGGCGGTGATGCTAGGCAAAAGGCCGAGCAGTCACAAACGCTACAGAATGACGAGAACTACACCAAGATAGGTCTCAAGAACAGCATGGTTCACTATGCCCACATCAGCGATGAGCAGTTGCTCCGCTGGCATTGCATGGGGATCGACATCAAGGACAAGAGCGAACTATTCCGCATGGTCAATAAACCAGAATACAGCAAGCTCAAGACCACGACCTTAGTACACAAGCCCAAGGGCTAAATGGCAAACATCCTGGACGCGATCCGTTATGTAGAGAACGGTGAGCCGGACGAGGCACTGAGAATCGCCTCACAGATACTGAATGACGAACCTGAACAGGTAGATGCTATCTGCGTAGCAGGACAGGCGCTGCTGAATGCCGAGCGGTATGGGTTAGCTTATAACTTGTACAAGAGAGCACTAGAGTTAAGACCTGACATCTCAGGCATATGGAACAACATTGGCCTAGTTTGCATGAAGATGATGCGGGACGATGAGGCCAGAAAGTACCTGACACGCTCCCTTAATATGGAGCCAGATAATACGGCGGCATTGAATAACATGGCGCTGATAGAAGTAAATAATGGTAATCCTCAAGGCGCTGTCGTATTGGGGAATAAATCGCTATCCATCAATCCTGACCAGTCCGATGTGAGAGAGACGCTAGGTTATGCGAATCTCATGCTAGGTAATTGGGAAGCAGGGTGGGAAGGGTACGAAGCGATGGTGGGGACGGAGAAACATAGAACCTTCCCGCCGCGTAAAGATAAGCCCTATTGGGATGGAGCTAGGGGATTGACCCTGAATATCCGTGGGGAGCAGGGGATCGGGGACGAAATATCCTTTTCCTCGATGATTCCTGACGTATCCCGTGAGAACAAGGTGATTCTGGAGTGCGATGCAAGGCTCTATGGCCTGTTCAATCGCAGTTTTCCTGATATCACTGTGTATCCAACCCGCTTTGAGAAGACTCCTGAGTGGGTAGATAGTCAAGATTTCGACGCATGGTGCTTGATTGGCTCGCTTGGCTGGCATTACAGGGTGAAAAGTAGTGATTTTAGTGGTATTCCGTACCTGAAAGCCTGTCCAGAGCGCAAAAGTCACTGGAAAGCAGAGTTATCTAAGCTAGGAAACAGGAAAAAGGTCGGGATCGCGTGGAATGGTGGCCTGAAAGACACGTTCAAGGAGCGCAGAAGCCTGGATTTAGAGCAATTGCTACCGATCCTCTCTCAAGACTGCACGTTTATCAGCCTTGAGTACAAAACACCCCATGAATTAGCGGATTTTGAGCAGGAATACGGGATCAAGATATACCACTTCCCAGAAGCGACAGAATCCAAGGACTACGACGACACAGCAGCACTGGTAGACGAGCTAGACCTCGTTATCTCGGTGCAAACCGCTGTCGTTCACCTAGCAGGGGCGTTAGGGAAGCCTTGCTGGACACTCATCCCGAACAAACCTAACTGGAGATACGCTACGCCGCGTTTCATGTGGGGTAACAGCGTAGAACTGTTCAGGCAGGGTAAGACATGGGGCGAGCCGATTAAATGCGTTACAGAGCGATTGCAGAGGTTTATTGATGGGTCTAGGTGACTGGATCATGGCGACCGCAGACGCCAAGGAAGTGAACGAGCGTCACGGTGTGCGTGTGGTGTTTGGCGATGGGGTCAACAAGTTCTACGACGAAGTATTCGAGGGTAATCCAAGGATCGCAAAGGAACTGAGACCTAATGAGCGTTTTGCTTGGGTCAAGAATTACCCTGGACACAGACCGTACATCAAGCAGATCCACAAAGGTCACTTTGAGTTTCATCCAGACTTCAAGGCCAAGCCTGGCGAGTTATATCTGGGTGACGTGGAAAAGAACGGCTATGTTTTGATCGAGCCGAACGTGAAGCAGGACTTCTGGATAGGCAAGAACAAGGATTGGGGGCTGGATAACTGGAAAGCCCTTGTATCCAAGCTGGATTGTGACTGGCGGCAGATCGGTACGGATAAGTTTCTGGACAAGCAGCACGCACTCAGGACAAAAACCTTCATGCAGGCGGCAAGGGTGCTTGCAGGAGCAAAGCTCTTAATCACTACAGACGGGGCCTTACATCATGCAGCGGCTGCCCTCGGCGTGCCTTCGATTGTGTTGTGGGGTGGCGTGGCTCATCCGCGCAATCTTGGCTATGACACTCATATCAACCTGCATCATGGTGATGAGCCTTGCGGGTCTCATTCAAAGAAGTGCGAACACTGCCAGAAAGCTATGGCGAAAATCACTGTAGAGGAAGTCCTAGAAGCCTATGAAAGAAGTCAACGGGATTTGGTTGCCGGATCACGAAAGCCATCTGGAGCAGTACGCAAAGGCCGGCGAGTACGGCAGATGGACGTATCAGGGGCACAAGCTACTGGAAGCCCTTAAGTGGGTGAACGGTATTGAATTAGCGATTGATGTAGGCGGGCATTGCGGGCTGTGGTCGAAAGAGCTAGTCAAGATATTCGATAACGTCGTGGCCTTTGAGCCAGTCGCCGATCACCGAGCCTGCTACGTGAAAAACGTCAAGGCCGACAACTACACACTGCATCCCGTAGCCCTTGGCGACAAGGAAGACTTTATCTCTATCCATACCTCTATCGGTTCGTCCGGTGATTCATGGGTGGATGGCAAGGGTGATATCCCGGTCAAGCTGCTGGATACCTACAACCTTAATCCCGACTTCATCAAACTCGACTGTGAAGGCTTTGAATACTTCGCGCTCAAGGGTGGGGAAGAGATGCTGAAGCGCAGTAAGCCTTGTGTGATTGTCGAGCAGAAGCCTGGCAGGGCAAAGAAGTTCGGATTGAAAGACACGCAGGCTGTCACCTATCTGGAATCGTTGGGCGCAAAGCTACGCAAGGAAATCTCTGGTGATTTCATCCTCAGTTGGGAAGATTGACACCAGATCAAAGAGCGAACAGCGAGAGAGAGTCCGCAAGCAGATACGGGCCGATGTGCCCGTTTTTTTTGGGTTCGACCAGATAGACAACCTGAAGGCATTAAAGGCCAAAGGCGAACCATTCCTCTATGTAGACCATGCCTACTTTGACAGGGGCTACGAGCGAGGCAATTTCAGGGCGGTGTATTGCAACATCCACCAGACCCAAGAATTGGATTTACCGGACGACAGGCGCAAGCAGTTCGGGGTGAAGTTGAGGGATTGGCAGGAATGGCCTGATGGCAGAGTGGTATTCATCCCTAGCCCAAAGAACCCTACGGATTACCACAAAGAACACAAGTGGAACGATGACGCAATAGACCTTCTGGTGAAGAAGACCAGGAGAGAGATATACGTCAAGAGCCAGAAGACCAAGGGTCTAGGGGATTCGATACACAAGGCATGGGCATTGGTATCCCATTGTTCTGTAGCTGCGGTAGAGGCTGCTTGCCACGGTATTCCTGTAGTGACTTCAAGACATAACCCTGCGGCTCCTATCTCTGTGGATCTGGAGCACATAGAAAGCCCCATTCGCCCTGATCGGGACAAGTGGGTGAACACCCTTACCTATTCGCAATTCACGCTGCAAGAGCTTAGCGATGGCTCAGCATGGCAGATCATTAAGGAAATGAACCGACTATGAGCATCACTAACTATACCGAGCTGCAAACAGCGGTGGCTAGCTGGCTGTCTCGTGCAGATTTGACGAGCATCATCCCAGACTTCATCGCCTTGGCAGAGGCCAAGTTCCAGCGTGAACTACGCACCCGCAACATGGAAGCCATTGTGTCTATCACGCCTAGTTCCGGCGTGTGTGCATTGCCTGCTGACTTCCTGCAAGCGCGAAGGGTGTACGTGAACGCAGATGAGCCGTATGAGCTTGAGTATCTGACACCTGAGAACTTCTACCTGAAGTATCCGGTGCTTACTACCTGGTCGGTCGGGCCTAGCCGTTATTACACGATTCAAGGCTCTAATCTGTACCTATCAGACATTGCGAGCGGGAATGACATTAGCTTGCTGTACTACCAAGAAATCCCTGATTTAGCGACGAATAGCACCAATTGGCTGCTGACCAATCACCCGGATTTGTACTTGTATGGCGCGTTGTTTGAATCGACCAACAAGACCAAAAACCGCGAAGACCGCGCCTTCTTTACTGAGGCCATGAATGTGGTATTGGGCCAGATTGCCAAATCCGACAAGCACGGCAAGTTCTCCGGCTCGGCGATGCGAGTTATCTCAGCATGAAGCTGTTAGGGTACGCACCAGACCTTGATGAGACTATCGAGGGGGTCATTACCGATTGCGAAGCCTTCATCCCTACTGAAAAGGGCATGCAAGCCGCACCATCTGCACAGGATGGCGGAACCGATGCTCTCGCTGCGGCATGTCTTGGCGCTGCTTCGGTACGTAAACTAGATAACTCCTTCCGATTGATTGCAGGGACGGCTACCAAGCTATACGAACTATCTGGGTCAACTTGGGTGGATTCTAGCCGTGCTGTCGGTGGGGATTACGGGGCAACTACGGATAACCCTTGGCGCTATGCACAGTTTGGAAACACGACATTAACGGTCAACAAAACAGACACCTTGCAATACTCCGATGCGGGGGCGTTTGCAAATGTTACCGATGCTCCGAAAGCCTCGATTGTCGAGACCGTGCAGAATTTCGTTTTTCTTTTTGATACGAATGAAGTCTCTTTTGGTGATTCGCCTAACCGTTGGTGGTGTGCTGGCATCGGGACTTATGACGATTTTGTGCCGTCTATCGCCACACAAAGCGCTACTGGCCTTCTGACTTCAGCTCCGGGGCGTATTGCTGCGGGGAAACGATTTGGTAATCAGATCATCGCCTACAAAGAACGTGCGATGTATATCGGCACGTATGTGGGCGCTCCGGTTATCTGGGACTGGCAGCAGATTCCAGGTGAGGCAGGGTGTTCCTCCAATGAAGGTGTGGTGAATATCGGCACGGCTGATAACCCTGTCCATATCTTCATGGGGATCGACGACTTCTGGCGGTTCGATGGGGCTAGACCTGTACCTATCGGCAATCCGCTGAGAAAGACGATTTACGCAGACTTCAATGCTTCGTTCGCCAATCGCATCAAGACACTGCACGACCGCAGGAACCAGCGGGTTTACTTTTTCTACCCATCTCTAGGTGGCGGAGGCGCGATTGATTCGTGTGTCGTCTACCACTACCGCACTGGCATGTGGGGCAGGGACGATAGAACCGTAGAGGCGGTTGTTGAGTATCTGGCAGGCGGTATCACGTACGACAATTGGGACACGCTTTATGCGACCTATAACGCGATTCCCACGACATTATCGTATGACTCGCCATTCCTGACATCAGGCAACTTCACGCCAGGGATCTTCGACACAAATCATGATTTATTGTCTCTGGACGGGATTGCGACCAATAGCTCCTTTACTACAGGGGATATGGGCGACGACATCAACTTTTATCTGCTTGAGCGGGTGAAGCCTAAATGGCTCACATCGCCTACTAGCGCAACGATGACCAATTACTACAAGCAGTCCGAGGGCGATGCTCTGACGACTGACGTAACGACCACCATGAGCCTTTCCAGATTTGATGTATTGCGCTCTGCTCGTTGGCACAGGCTGCAATTCAACATGGTAGGCGACTGCACGTTGTCTGAGTATTCGCCACTGATGAAGCTGGACGGGTCGGAATGAGGCTGAATCTCTATAACCGCGTTCCAGCTCAGTACGATCGACAAATCTTCGTCAAGTTACTGCTAGACATGCAGAACCAGATTAACGCTTTATCCGAGGGGCAATTGGTCGGCAGGTATAACGCCACGACTTCAGCCCCTACGACTGGCACATACGCTATCGGGGATATTGTCTATAACTCCAATCCTAGTGAATTAGGTTCGGCGAGTAGCAAATATATCCTGCTGGCGTGGTTATGCACGGACGATGACCCGCTGACGTTCAAAGAATTGCGCTGTTTGACGGGTAACTGATGATCTGTTGCGGGTTGGATATGAAGTTTTGGGATGAAGTTGAGCCAGCGATTCAGGAGGCTTTATTTCTTGATGCTGGGCGCATATCAACCAAAGACATAAAAGATGCTATAGAGGCTCAGCAAATGCAGTTATGGGGCATCCATGACGGTATTTTGCGGGCAGTAGTTGTCACCGAGATGGTGGATTACAAGCAAATGCGCGTTGTCAGGTTTATCACCTGCACGGGGCGCGATATGGATACTTGGTTAGACCTCTTAATCGACACAATCGCCCAATGGGGAGCAGAGCAAGGCGCTCATGCATTGGAATTCGTCGGACGCAAGGGGTGGGAAAAAGCGCTATCCAAAAGAGGGTTTGGCAATACGCAAGTATTCATGACAAAGATTATCTGATTTCTAACGCCGGGATGGCGCTGAAAGGATTTATATGGGCAAGGACAGCGGGAAAAGTACCCAAAGCCAGTCTACAACTGTTACCCCTTGGGCTGGGGTGCAGCCTGACATTACGAACTACCTGAACCGTGCTCGCGCTCAATCCAATGTGCCGTTCCAGTTCAATCAAGGCGACCAGATCGCCCCGTTAAGCCCAGAACAGCAATACGGCTTATCCGGCACTACTCAACGTGCGATTCAAGGCTCTCCCAATAATCTCGCGGCACAGGGCAATAACTTCAACACCCTGACTGGCGCGTATATGTCGCCTGACAGCAATCCTTGGCTGAAGCAGAACGTCGATACTGCATTGGGTGATGTGCAATCCCGCGTCAATTCACAGTTCAACAATAACAACTTCGGTTCCAGCGCGCATCAAGAGACATTGACCCGAAATCTAGGCCAAACCGCTGCTGGCATGTACGGCAGTAACTACGATCAGGAACGCGGTCGTCAGATGCAGGCAAGCGCTCTCGCACCTACGCTGGCAGAGACCGATTACCGCGACCTGCAAGCGCTTACGGGTGTGGGTGATGTGCGCCGTGGCTTGGCTCAAGACTATCTCAATCAGGCTAATGGCCTGTTCAACAACGCTACTGGCTACAACCAGCAACGTCTTGATAACTACGGTCGTGCGGTAGGGCTAGGCATGGGTGTCGGCTCCAATCAAACCTCGACCAGCCCTAATCCATATCAATCAAGCCCTATTGCAGGTGCTATCGGTGGCGGGCTAGCAGGGTATTCGCTCGGCTCTCAAATCGGTGCGATTGGTGGCCCTTGGGGCGCAGTAGGCGGTGCTGTTCTTGGCGGTCTTTTAGGTTAAGGAAAATATTATGTCTCTCATTCCTCAGCAACGTGTCAGTTACTTTAACAACACACCATACATCGACAACCGCCCTGACTGGTCTAATTCTGCGTTCTCGCAATTGGGCGCTATGGCTAACCGTGTCACTGACCAGAACATGCCTTGGCTGCTGAAACAAAAACAGTTGATCCCGCTACAGCCACAACAACCTGCTATGCAGCAACCACAGCAAGGTGCTGGAAACGGCACGATGACTGGCAAACTCCCAGATATGTACAACCGTCTCACCATGCAAGCCAATGATGCTTTGTACGGTGGGATCTTGGGCTATCAGCCAAAACCTATCACTTCGCCTACTGGCAACCAATACCAGCCGCCTGCCAATCAAGGCTTCCAGTTCCCATTCGGACTCTTAAGCCGTAATTTCATGGGGCAATAACATGGCATATCCAATCTACGGAACGCCTGGCATCCTGCCGTCTCAAGGGCAAGGTGGCGGCATGGGTGGCGGATTAGAAGGTCTATTGGGCGGCGGTAATCCACTTTTCAACATGGGCCTCGGCATCCTTGCGAACAACTACGGCAACTATGGCAATGCAGGCGTAGCTATCGGTCGTGGCGCTCAGCAAGGCGTGCAACAAACTCAACAATTTCGCCAACTGCAAAACCAGAACAAGATTGCAGACTTGAACGTGCAAAAGGCGCAGATGGATCTAACTGCCGCACAACGCGCAGAAAAGGCCCGTCAGGATGCGATTGCCGCACTAACTGGCACAAAGGTGGCAATGGGGCCAATGAAAGACCCTAATGAAGCTTTTAAAGTGCCTAACCTAGACCAAGCACTGATGCAGCTTGATCCAGATGGTTATATCAAGAGCAAGATGAAGTCCAAAGACCCAATCAAGCTAGGTAAGGGCGATGCACTATATGACCCAACCACCTACAAGCCGCTGATTACTCCGGTAGCAGATCCTGCTGAAGCACCAAAGACCAGAACCGTTCGCATCGGCACACAGGAAGTAACCCAAGAGTGGGATGCTTCTAATGGCAAGTGGAACGAAGTAGGCCGTGGCGCTGCGTTCAAGATGACGCCTGATGTTGTGAATAACAACTCTATCGGGTTCCCTAAAGAGACGTTCAAGAACGAGCGCGACTTGCGTAACGACTTCCAGGGCTTGCCAACCACCAAGGCTTTCAAGGAAGTACAGAACTCCTACGACCAAATTACCACTGCACTGAATAACCCTAGTGCAGCAAATGACCTTGCAGCAGCAACCAAGTTCATGAAACTGCTTGATCCAGGTTCCGTGGTTCGTGAGTCTGAATTGGGCATGGCGATGGCAGCTACAGGTCAACTAGACCGCATGTCTAACTACTACAACATGCTGAAGACGGGTCAAAAGCTCACGCCTCAACAACGCGAAGACTTCAAGGCATCCGCCGAGCAGTTGTATGGTGCGGCTACCAATCGCTACAACGAGACTGCTAATGAATACCGTAATCTTGCTCAAGAGTACGAACTCAGCCCTGAACGTATCGCTAAGCCTGTAGCTACTAGCAAGCCACAATCGGCATCGCCAGCAGGCAAGGTTCGTCGCTACAACCCAAAGACCGGAAAGATTGAATAATGGCTCAGCAGATTGAGGTTCCTAATTTCGGTGTGGTCGAGTTCCCAGATGACATGACCGATGCACAAATCACCGCCGCAATCAAAAAGAACTCTCTCAGCTACAAAGCCCCAACTCGCGCAGAAAAAGTGACCAAGGGCATGCGTGACCCTATCGACGCGGGCGCTCAACTTCTCACCAACATCCTGCCAGAGCCTGTGGTAAACGCTGGCAACCAGCTTAATAATTTCATCGCAGATAAGACTGGCCTTTTGGGCCGATTGCCTGAAGGTGGCGTTAACCAGCAAATCACGGAACAGGAACAGGCGTATCAGGCACAGCGTCAAGCTGGCGGGGAAGAGGGTTTTGATGGCTATCGCTTACTTGGCAATATCGCATCCCCTGCAAACCTGGCTATCGCATCTCGATTGCCTGTAGCCCCTAGCCTTGCCAAGAGTGCAGCAGCAGGGGCTGGCATTAATGTCCTGTCTCAGCCTGTTGTTGGGGTAGGTGAAGGCTCTAATTATGCGGAAGAAAAAGGCAAACAGGCGTTAGTAGGCGGTATTGCTGGCCCTGTGGGGGACAAGATTGCTCGTGGCGTATCTCGCATCATTAGCCCAAACGCATCCACTAATCAAGCATTGCAGACCTTGCGAAGTGAAGGGGTAAATCCAACCATCGGGCAGACCTTGGGCGGTCGGTTCAGCCAGCTTGAGCAGAAACTGGCTAGTTACCCTCTAGTTGGTGATTTGATTGGGAAAGCGCGTGGTAATGCCAATATCCAGTTTGAACGTGCAGCTTATAACCGTGCGCTGAAGCCACTAGGCCAAACACTTCCAGAAGGATTGTCTGGTCGTCAGGCTTTGGAGTTCACCGAAACCACGCTGCGCGATAATTACGACAACGTGCTGAACAGTATCGGTGCTGTTGTTCCAGATAAGCAGTTCAACTCCAAGGTATCTAGCCTGAGTAATCTTGTGAATGGCATGAGGGTTCCGGCAGACAAGAAGATGGAGTATCAGGCTGTCTTAGACACTCTGGATTCCGTCAAGGATGCTAATGGCGTTATCACTTCTCAAGGCTTCAAGGATCTGGAAAGCGAACTTGGCAAGATTGCATCCAACCTTGGCGCATCAAAAAACATCTTCGACAATCGCGTTGGCCCAGCAGTTAAGCAAGTCCAGCAAGAGCTTAGAGACATGCTGCAACGTCAAGCAGGGCCATTAGCCAAGGATCTACAAAAGACTAATCAGGCGTATTCTCAATTCAAACGCATCCAACGTGCGGCTAGTTCTGTAGGCGCTGTCGATGGAAACTTTACCCCATCACAACTTCAAAGCGCTGTAAAAGCATTGGACAGGTCGAAGGATAAGGGCGCGTTCGCTCGCGGCAGTGCTCAGATGCAGGACTTGAGCGATGCAGGACGTTCGGTGTTGGGTGATAGTCTGCCTAACAGCGGGACTGCTGATCGACTTCTGTTAGGTGGTAGCGGCTTGGCTGCAATGATGGAGCCGAATATCGGTGTTCCGTTACTTGCTGGCGCTTCTCTTTACACTCAGCCAGGCCAGAGTCTTTTGAATAACCTTGTCACTCGCAGACCAGGCTTTGCCGCACCAACTGCCGAGTTTATACGGAACAACAGTAACTACATACTGCCAGGCTCTGGCGCAGTGGGGATGGGTTTGCTTAATCAATAAGGCGACAAGAGGAGCGGACAAGGCAACTAATGCCCCTCTTATGATTTGGTCATCAGTCATTTAGTAATCAGATAAAGCGGTGGGATTGGGCTGTTGGTTGGCCCAATTGGCGTAATCATCGTTACAGATGTTCCACAGAACACGTAATCGCCATTATCTAGCTGGCAACGCAAATAATCCTTTGGCTGTCCTTGGCGACCCATCTTCTGGCGGGCTTGCAGATAACTGATCCAGCGCTTGCAATCCTGAGCGCGAGAATTTAGCTCTTTGGTTGCAGATTGATAGGTAGGAGTATCGAAAGTGTCAGCAGCCGTATAGCACAGATCCTCTTGGCTCATCTGCTTGGCTCTATCTGGAGACAAGGCACAGCCTACAAGAAATAAACACAGTAACAAGTAATGCATATTCAATCCTAAGTGATTGAGATAACTAGCATAACACGATTTTTAACCAATTAGTCAACGACGTGATGTCGCCGCGAAAGGTAAATTATGGCAGTTCCATCAGTAATGGCGGATTTGAGCACTACCGCCAACTCCAATTCTCCAGCAGGAACCGAATCTCCATCTAATGCTGATGACTTCCTGAGAGCGATTCAGGCCATTGTCCGCACCACTAATGCCAAGGGCGCAGATATTGCCTCTGCCACTACGACTGATATTGGCGCAGCTACAGGGGAATTCGTCGATGTCACCGGAACCACGACCATTACAGGTCTTGGAACCGTAGCAGCAGGGATAGTTCGCACCGTCCGCTTCACTGGTGCTTTGACGCTTACCCACAACGCGACATCACTGATTCTCCCAGGTGCAGCAAACATCACAACGGCTGCTAATGACAGGGCAATCTTCCGCTCCCTTGGTTCTGGTAATTGGCTGTGTGTTGCTTATGTAAAGGCAAGCGGGGAAGCCGTAATTACCACGATCGCCAACGATTCCATCACGGCTGCAAAGCTGGCAGACTCTGCACTTGGGCCAGTGATGATAAATGGCTATATCACCGCCTCCGTCGCATCCAGTGCGCTTACGATTGCCGTCAAGACCAATGCTGGCACAGATCCATCTTCCACCGATCCTGTGCTTGTACTATTCAGGAATTCGACTGTCAGCAATGGATCATGGTCTGTTGTGTCAATCACTGCCGCCACTTCTGTGGTTGTATCGAATGGCTCAAGCCTTGGCTCCACTGCATCTGTAGCCGCAAAGCTCAATGTCCTATTGCTCAATAACGCAGGAACCGCTGAATTGGCGGTATGCAATGCGTATGGGTATAACGACCTTGACGAAGGCAACGTAATCTCTACCACGGCTGAAGGCGGGGCTGGCGCTGCTGATTCAGCATCCGTCATCTACTCCACCACGGCCCGCTCCAATGTTGCTTTCCGCTATGTCGGTTATCTTGATGTAACCCCCGGCGCTTCCTTTGCTTGGTCTGCTGCACCAACGGTTATTGCCAATGCTCGCGGCTCAAGTTCCAACAATATGGCGGGGATGCTATGTGCGCCAAAAACTGTCACATCTGGATCGTCTTCAACGTTCTCAGTGCCGTCCTGGGCAAAGAAAATCATTGCAACAATTACTGGCGTATCCACCAATGGCACTGCTGCAATGTATATCCGTCTTGGAGACGCAGGGGGCATTGAAAACACCAATTATGACGGTGCAATTGCCACTTTTAACTCCGCATCCTCAGCATGCGCGAATATCTCCTCGGCATTTAACCTAACTGCGACATCGGTGGCGGCTGGCTCTTATTCTGGGCGCATGGAGCTTACGCTGCACAACCCTTATACAAATACATGGGTGGCAGAGGGAGGGTTGTCAAGATCCGATAGCACTACCTCATTCCTTTGTCGTGGTAGCAAATCACTATCTGCCCAGGTTACGACAATTGAGCTTGGCACATCTGACACTTTCGATGGAACTACTGGCGAGTGGAATGTTTACTTTGAATAAGGAAAAACAATGATTCGTATTTTTGCAGGCGTAGGTCAATCTAACATGGACGGTCGAGGACTTGTATCTGAGGCTCCGGTGTATGCAAATGCAAGCCGCATTTACAACTATGCTAAAGACAATGTTTTAAAGTTCGCAGTTGAACCTGTTACTGATTCATCTGGCTGTGTTTATACATGCATGAACGATGCCGATTCTGCAATTAGCCCTCTAATGCCGTTTGCTGACAAAATGGCCGACTACTTCCCAAACGATACGATTGTTATCGTTCCTTGCTCCAAGGGATCTACCTTAATCAGTTCGTGGCGCAGGCTTCCAACCAAGCTTAATTTGTATGGCGCAACGATGGCCAGGATTATGGAGGCTATCGCAGAAGCCAAGAATGAATGGCCGAATGATGAAGTAAAGCTATGTGGAATGATTTTCTGGCAGGGTGAGGGTGATTCCACTACTTCGACCAATGCCACAACTTGGCGCGAGGATTTTGGTCATCTTGTCGGAGACATGAGAACGGATATTGGCGATGTGCAACTGCCTATCGTTTTCGCTCGGCTGAATAATCTGGCCCATCCAAATCACGCTTATTGGACAACGCTTAGAAACGCGATGACGGATATTTACATCCCAAGAGTGGCAATGGCGAACATCGACAGCCCCAACGTGCAATACAAGTCAGATGCCGTGCATTGCACTACGGCAGGCTACGTCACTGCTGGCGAGATTTTCGCAGACAGGATGTACGAGCTTTTAGTATAGCTGCACTTCTTCCTTGTCCTCTTCGGACATGGGAGAGGTCACAAGCTTCCAATAAGCACGTAGAAGTGATTTCAAGTAATTAACCATACCTCAACAATACTCCAGAGAGAGCGACTAGGCAATGCGTCAACACTGCCTAGCCACCTTCACCCACAAACGTAACTTGTGAGCTTTAGCCAAGGCTCCCTTGCCACTAGCGGCGAGAGAATCCTAGCACATCCCGTAATGCTCACGCCTATTTCTTAACCCGAAAGGCAGTCTGATGCAGCATATCAACGAACCAACAAAAACAGTAATCGACGGCTTATCAGTTGCCACCGTGCTAGGGGCGCTAACTGCATGGCTCCCCCCTATCGCTGCATTATTCACCATTATTTGGACTGCTATTCGCATCTGGGAAACGGACACGGTAAAGAAGTGGACGCGCAGATGACCGATAAAGTGGTTCCAATTCGCAAGCCACCGCCAGAAAGCAAGCTGGTCTCTCTTTTCAACCGCATGTTGCACCAGAGAATCGAAGGCATCACGGTCGATTCCGAAGAAGTGATACTGGTTCTGGAAGACGGAACAAACGTCACTTTCTGGTCGGATGAGGATTTGAACATCACCTACATATTGCCGGAGATGGACGATTGAAAATCCTACTGCTGGATATAGAAACAGCCCCAAATCTGGTGCATGTATGGGGATTGTGGCAACAGAACGTGGGGCTTAACCAAATCATCGACAGTGGTTACGTGATGTGCTGGGCGGCTAAGTGGTACGGACAAGACGAAATCATGTTTGATTCAGTCCACAAATCAAAGCCTAAAGCCATGTTGCTCAGGATACACAAACTCCTAGAGGACGCAGACGCGGTAATCCACTACAACGGCACTAAATTCGACATACCAACCCTCAACAAAGAATTCCTGCTCTACGACCTCACCCCGCCAGCCCCATACAAGCAAATCGACCTTCTCCGTACTGCCCGCTCCCAATTCCGCTTCCCATCTAACAAGCTCGACTATGTAGCCAAATCCTTAAAGCTAGGAACCAAGGTCAAGCATGGCGGGCATGAGTTATGGATTCAATGTATGGCAAAGAGCAAAGAGGCATGGGCTGAGATGGAGGAATACAACAAACAAGACGTGTTCCTTCTGGAAAAGGTCTACGACAAGCTGAAGCCGTGGATCAAAGGCCATGCCAATCACGGCACATACGAAGACGGTCTGTGTTGCACGAACTGTGGATCTATCAATTACAAACGCAGTGGATATGCGTATACCGCAGCGCATAAGTACCAGCGTTATTGCTGCAAGGATTGCGGGACGTGGTTCAGGGCAAGCCGTGTTGATACTGCTGGTGAGCCTAAGAAATTCCTGAGTATCAACAACTAAAGGAGTCATCCATGAAGCCGATCCACGCCGCACTTGTTGCGGCTTTTTTGTTTTCTAGCACCGCACAAGCTGAAGACAAGTTCCTGCACTACCAGTTCAACAAGCACACGGTAATCACTATATCTAACGTCAAGTGCCCGCTGAAGCCATTTGAAAAGTCCTATCCGTGGGCGGTCGTTGCTACCCGCGTTGACGGTGCAAGGCTTGTTGGATGCTTCAACAAGATGGACGAGAACTACATCAAGATTCAATGGCAGGACATTAACGGCGCGAAGGCTGACTTCACCGTCCTTCCGGCGAACGTCTTTCTGCCACAGCTTCCACCTAAGTATGTCGAGCCTGAATTGTAATCATGGACACTGTAAAGAAACTTGCTCAGGCGTTACGACAAACGCCAATGGTTCCGCCCAGAACTACGCAGCTAGGCACGATGCTGGAACACCTTTATCAGAATTGGTCAGCACAGAACAACGTACCGCAAAGCAATGACTACGATATGCGCGGATTCTACCTTGGGCAGATATTCGGAGATCCAGCCGCAACTTCAGGCATGAATCCGGCAGATGGTCAGTTGCACTTCTCCGACAAGTGGAAGCTTCCAAATCATCCCAAGTTTTCAAATGAATCCATGTACTCCAGAGGATTGCTTGACCCTAGATGGGTAGAGAATCCAGCGCCTTATCGTGAAGGCACTTGGGGATTGCAAGGGCCACGCGGACTATTACAAGTGGAGATTCCAGAATGAAAGTAGACCTCTGCCAATCCTGCGGCTCTGCCTTTGATGCAGACGAGATTACCGATGGCTACTGCTACAACTGCTCTCCTGATTCTGGCGAAGAGGCACCAGAGCTAGACATGAGCCGCATAGTGACGGATTGCGAATGATTAAGCTATTCGTTGCTCGTGGCACTAAGGCTAAGACGCACACAGCCGGAAAGATGTATTGGAATGGCGAACTGCTCTGCTACACGCTGGAAGATCCCGTTAGAGAAATAAAGGGCAAGCCAGTAGCAGAATGGAAGATTAAGGGCGAGACCGCCATTCCTGAAGGCAAGTACCGCGTCATCCTTACCAAGTCGCCAAGGTTCAAGCGAATCCTTCCTGAAGTGCTGAATGTGCCAGGCTACACCGCAGTACGCATCCACGCTGGCAACCAGACCAAAGATACGGATGGCTGCATTCTTGTTGGCATGTATGACGGCAACGAAGCTGATAACTGGCTAGGCAGCTCTCGCAAGGCAGAGGATTTACTCGTGGCGAAGATTCAAGAGGCTATCAATACAGGGGAGGAAGTATGGCTCACTATCTTATGACTATAACGCTGTGCGTCATGCTTGGCGGATGCAGTCTTGTTCAATGGCTACCCTCTAGCTCCTGCGAACGTGTGACCTATGATCGCGTCGGCAACAAGGTAACAGTGCTAGCAGAGTGTACGCTGTGAAAGTCTCGTTTCTGTCGCCTCTCAGCGTCACCGAGATACCAACGGCTGGCGGGCTAAATCTCTGGTCACTGAATAAGCCTTTCTATGCCTACGTGGATAACGATGGGCAGAAGGTCGAGATAATCATTCCTGAGGGCTTTGTCAGTGACTTCGCAAGCGTTCCAAGGCTTCCGTTCGCCTATCTCCTATATGGCGGCATCGGGAACCGTGCTGGCGTAGTCCATGACGCTCTCTATACTGCTTGGAAGAAAGTATCTGTGTTCTCGCTGATTGACGGCGTAAAGGTCGATTATGAGGTTACACGGTCATGGGCTGATGAAGTCCTGAAAGCCGCGCTCCAGGAATGCGGCGTAGGCTTCTTTGCACGCAACATGATGTACTCTGCTGTCCGGTTAGCAGGGTGGAAGTTCTACAAGAAGGATAGTCTGTTTAAGCAGCCGGAGTAGTTTCGTAATGCGTGACGTTACGGCTTACATTCACATCAAACTTAGCAATATACTCCCCACGATACTCCGAAACCCGCTCTGGTGCTAGTAGTCCGCTTCCCCCTCCCGGCACCATCTTACTTCCATTAGTTTCTGCGTATAGCGGAAAACCCTTTACTTTTAGCCATTCTCCGCTTTACCATCGCCACTGATTTCCACCCAAAATGGAACGAAATGGCATATCAACTCCCCATTTTCTCCCCACTTGAGCGACCCAATGGCCTCGATTACTAAGGTTGCTACAGGCTATCGGGCGCAGGTCTACGTCAAAGGCAAGCGTGATTCTGCCATACGCAGGACTAAGCGCGAAGCAGAGATATGGGCTGCACAGCGGACTATCGAGCTTAGAGACGAGGTAGAGAAGTCTCCTGGTGAGCGTCATACCTTGGGCGCTGCGATAGACAAGTACGTTCAAGAGGTCGTCCCCATCAAGCGCGGTCGATCAAAGGAAGAGATACGCTTCGAGGCGATGAAGCGAGAACTCCCCATCCATCTCCCCATCGCCAAAGTAACGCCTGAGATTCTAGGGGAATGGCGCGACAAGATGCTGGCTAGGGGATTGTCCCCAGGATCTGCGCTCCGATACATGGGACAACTATCCTCCATGCTTGAGACTGCGCGTAGGGAATGGCGCTGGATACCCACTAATCCCATGCACGATGTGAGAAAGCCTAAAGAGCCTCCGCACCGGACAGTGACATTCAATCGAGCGCAGATCAAGGGAATGCTTATAGGCTTCGGATATTCCCCGCTTAAACCCGTCAATACCATCATGCAATCGTGCGCTGTCGCGTTTTTACTGGCATTACGTAGTGGCATGAGGGCGGGGGAGATTTGCGGCCTCCAGTGGCGTTATTTGCACGATGGCTATTGTCATCTTCCGGTGACTAAGACCAAGGCCAGGGATGTGCCGCTAACAGACAAGGCCATGAGGCTGGTTCTCAAGATGGAAGGATTCGACAATGTTCTGGTGTTCGGCATCAAGTCTCATTCGCTGGATGCATTATTTAGGAAGGTTCGGGATAGGCAAGGCATGTCTGGATTCAGGTTCCACGATTCCAGGCACACAGCCGCAACGTGGATGGTGCAAAGCGGCAAGGTTGATGTATTGACGCTATGCAAGATATTCGGCTGGTCTAACACGGCTCAGGCATTAACCTATTTCAATCCTAAAGCCAGCGACATTGCTAAGCAGCTTTCCGCAAGGCCAAGACGCGATCAATCTCAGCAATAGGGATCATGGCGCATTCGTTCAGTTTTATCCTTCCATCCCGCACCATTGCCGATACGGTCTTTTCGCTGAATCCCAACATACTTGCGGCCTGCTTCTGATTCACATGCACAGGCCGTGGGTGCGTCTCAGCGTAGAGTTGCACGGCTTTAGCGGCTATCTCTAATAGTTCCATATCTATCCCTTCACCTTCACTTGCCAGACCTTCACTTTTACTGCCCCATCCTGGCCGTACATCATCGCGTAGTGATTAGCCTCGCGCTCTGCCGTCTCTTTATCAGGGCATTCGCCACTGGCTACCTTCAAGCCGTCTTGCATCACTGAAAATCTGTATTTGAAAGACATATCTATCCCTTCTGCTTGCCAATCTCAGCCGCTTCGCGGACAATATATCTGCGAACAGGGGCGTATTCGTCTAATTCGTTTTCTTCATTGAATGCGCTCTCAAATCCCCTGCAATACATTGTTTTCTCAAACATTCTAAGTTTCGCTGCCAGCCTAAAGGCATCGCCGTCATATTCCAACGGATTCCACATTTCCTTTTGAGGCATTCCCCGATATTCGCCCCAGTAACATGGGTATCCATTGTCATCAATCTCTAGTGCAATATCAGCCGCCTTAGCCGCTAACTCTAGTAACTCTTTATCAGTCATTGGCTTTGGCCTTGATTTGTTCGTACATTGGGTGATTCTTTGTTTTAAAGATTGCGCGATCCACGCTTGCCAATAATTCCTCGGCTTGGCTTCTGAAAAACTCTGCCATGTTGTCGCCCACATTAAGTTCGTCATTCATGTAATTAGTGATTGATCGAATGCAGGCTTCTCTTAATTCGTTGCTCACGATGTTTCCTTTCTGCACTATGGTTGATAGGGCTGGGATGGTATTGCCCTAAACCCTGTTTTGTTCATTCGTTGGTAGGACTTTACACAGTGGGGTGCGGACTGGAAACATAGTCGGTCAATTGCCGAACCAAACTATCTTGCAACGCTCTTAAAACATCCGCTTGTTGATCGCTTGTCCGTTCATCTTTTAATAGCGAGCTGATTTGCTTGATTACGAGAGATACGGCTTTTGTTACACCGTCCCTAAACGCAGCTTCCATATCTTTATCTATGGCGTCCTGAACTGCTTTTGCCAATTCCTTTGGCTCCATCTCACATCTCCTTATGCAACCCAGTGTCCCAGGTCTGACCAAATAATCTCACTATCGCTTTGCCCTATCAGCATTGATGAGCTTGGCTAAGTCATGACTGTTTAAAGTGTCCCCATCATCCCAGAGCCTCCAAATACCTTTCGCCAACTCCGCCGCTTCTTCTGCCGTACACAGCGATGGTGCTTCCTGCTCGCGTTGGGCTAGGGCAGCTTGCCATGCCTTTTGCCAGGCTGTCCAAATCATCCCGTAACTGATTATTTCGATGTCGGATAGTTTGTCAAATCTTGCCGCGTATCCATCTCCGACCCATTCAACCCCTAGCGGCGGAGGATATTCTTCCTCAAAAGCCCTGCGTTGTTCCGTGTTGTTAGTCATTGGCTAGTCCCCGTTTCTTTGTCGATTGAACAAATTAGCCAATATTGTTAATAAATGATTAATAACTTGTTTGCTCGAAACGATTAAGAAGTTTAGCGATGGTTGTTGATTAATTATTGGCGCTTCGCAACAACCCGCACAAATATAAACGTCATGATGTATTAGATGTCTTATTGATGGTTCGCCCACTCTCCCGCATTTAAAGCATGAAGTGGTGCATGGGCTACTAACTAACAAATCACTGTCGTCACAAGTACCTAGCTTCTTCTCTATCCACTCTGGAGAAAATAATGTTTTGCGTTCCGTGTTGTTAGTCATTGGCTAGTCCTTATTTAACTCGGTCAGGATTGGGTTCTAGCTCAAGGTTGGCGTTCATCTTGTTGATAACCGCCTGTTGAATGTTGATCCCGTTCTCCTCGGCAATGCCGAATACTCGCAAGATAATGTCCGCCAGTTCCACTTCAAAGTTCTTAGTTGGAACCTCGCCGCGAACTTCATTGGCAGCTTCGCCACACTCCGATACCACGAGCATTAAGGATTCAAGCGGTGTCTTGTTCTTCCACCACCCCATCTTTTTCAGCCATTGCCCTTGGCGATATGCTAAGTCGTTCATATCAACTGGATAGCTCATGATTCATCCCCTCCCTTGCTCTGCTCGATGGCTTGGTCGATTGCTTCTTCTCTAAATGCCTTGCAAGATAAATCGGATTCATAGGGGAGTCTTACGCATAGCATGGCGTATGCTGGCTCGCCATTCTTGGCTGGGTGTCTGCGCCACTCACTATTATTAATTAGGTGTCTTCCTCGCTCAGCATCCTTCCTCGCTTCCTCCAGCTTCCGCGTAGCTTCGGCTAGTTGGTGGCGGAGATTGTCTATTATGCCGTCACGGAATTTAACCGCTCCTGCCGCTATCTCTAAGCGATCTTCAAGTGGTATCAACGGGTTATCCCATAGGTTGCTCACGATTTGCCCTCCACTTTGTCGCTGGGTGCTCCGATAATGCTGTTGACTCGCTCTAGCAAATTTTCTTCACTCAATTGCGCGTAGTCTTCCATGAAGCCATTAATGTCATTCGCCACCTTTATACACACTTCGCGCAAATCCGCTTTGGCTTCGGCGGGGATGGAAGACAGGATGGCCTCGGCGCATTGCCAAGACTCGGCGGGTTCAAACGCATCTTGCTCGGTGCATATCTCCGCCGCCTTCCTATACGCAGCCGCTACGAGGGCATTGGCTTGGGGTGGGGTAGAATGAAAAAATTGAACATCGAACTCTGCCAGTTGCTCTTTGGTGTACCCATCGCCATCCGGCATAAAATACAGTTTCTCGTTCTCGTCGTATTTCCCTATCAGGCTATCGCCGTAATAGTCAGCAACGTAAACAACGTCAGGCTCCGAACCTTGCTGGCGTTGGGCGCGGAGCAGTTCAATAGCCGCGTCAAACTCAGGCCAGTTTCCGTTTTCTGCGTGCTCAACAACCAGGTCAATCACATCCTGCGGTACGTTAGTGGTCATGGTGTTCACCAGTTAGAAGGGAATATCATCTTCAAAGTCATCAAAACCCGACTTTTGTTCATTAGATTCCGGCTGCGATTGTGCAGGTTGCGGACTCTCATTTTGGCCTGAAGACTTGCCACCAAGCATCTGCAACTTGTCGATCACAACGCCATAGGAGACTTTTTCATTGCCTTCCTTGTCCGTGTACTTGTCAGACTGGATACGGCCTTCTACGTACACGCTAGACCCCTTCTTGAGGTACTCTCCGGCGATTTCTGCCAGCTTCCCGAAGGCGGTGAGTCGATGCCACTCTGTGCGCTCCTGTTTCTGTCCTGACTTGTCCTTCCAGGTCTCGGTCGTGGCGATTGAGAAGTTAGCGATAGCGTCACCGGACGGTGCGTAACGCATCTCAGGATCTCGCCCAAGGTTGCCAAGTAGGATTGCTTTGTTTACTGATGCCATTACAGTTTCCCTTCTGCTTTAAGTTCGTCTCTTGCTTTAATCATGGATGAGCGTTCTCGAGAGTTAAACAATCCCCACAACGCGCCTTTGTGTGCCGCATCATCAATTTCGTTGATAGTGGTTTGCTCTTGCAGTAACAGATAGGCTTCCTTTGGGTTGCCCATCACCGCCTTAACGTCCTCTGCAATCTCGCGCAGGATGGTCTGCGTATCTACGTCGATGCCTTCCATCAGAGAGGTGGCGATTGACTTAGCCGATTCGCGAGGTGGCAACACCTTGCCTTCGCTTGTCACATCCTTTTCCTCCTGAATGGATTGCAATCCTTCATCGCCTTCCACGTTCACGTAGTGGATCGCTGAATCCAGACGGTCACGACGAGGCCAATACTTAGCGGCCTGCTTGACGCATGTCTTCTTTGCCATCTCTTCGTAGTCAGTCACCCAAGGACATTTCGTACCCTTGGTTTGATAGGACTTCCACGCTACCGAACGGTCGCGAATCTCGTTGACCTTTGCGATAGGCATGGCATGTGTCAGGTAATCATTGGTGTCGGTCTTCACCACCACGTACACACCAACAATGTCGCCACGCTTTTCTACAGCGTCAAACGCGTTATATTTGTGGGTTGGTGGTTGGTCTATCCCGTTCAGGGAAAAGTCGTCCTGCGCCCTTACAATCACTGCCTGGCCCCATTTAATCGCGCCTGTCTGCTGCGCCAAGTGCATGATGCCCATGTAGCTGATGTCTAGACATACCTTGCCGTCACGCGGGACAAGATAGGCTTGCTTGCTTGCAGGGTTTAGGCTGATTCCGATTGCAGCCACATTTGTAATGGCGTTCTGCAAGCTGGCCTTGTTCTTCAGTGCCGTGCTCATCAGATAATCGTTAGCGCCAAGCGACTGCATGGCAAACGATGCCTCACGATCAAATTCTATGGATGGGTCAGCACATACCTTCGCGAAGATAGGTTTTTGTGCCTCCATCAGTGTCATTACTTCGCTCATGCCAAGTGTCCTTTCTGCAATTTCGTTGACCGCGCCTCGATGCTATTGCCCTATGGCTTGCGGGGTTTTGCTTTCTTAAACTGAGCCAATAAAACCTTATCCTCAACACTCACATGCTTCTCACACTGCAACCTTCCTTCTTCATAGTGAGAGTAAGCGACCATGTTTTCAGAACTTGCTACGCACGGTTCAATGTCCATCCCGTACACGATCTTTGGTGCTGCGTATGAATCAGCGAACGCTTTATCAAGGTTGCATCCTGCTAATCCTGCTATCGCTATAAAGGCGAATGGTATGTAGAGGGATTTCATATAAACCCTTTCATTTAGATTCGTTGGTCGGCAAGGTCACAGTGGGTTGCGGACTAATCAACCCAAGCCCTTAGCCATCATTAGCTTTCCATCAATGATTGCCATTGATGGAACCCATCCACTACCCATTACAAATCTTTCAGCCGATTGTCTATTCCATGGCCCGTCGCCTCGGGCTTGATCCCAGAAGTCACCTTTTGAAGACAAGTAATCTATTAGTTCCTCTTTTGTGGCAAATGGAGGAGTGACAGGAGTTCCCTCTGATACTGTTTCCCATACCTGATACCAGGTGCATTCAGGATCGCCATCAGTAAATGGCGCGTAATATTCTTTATCTGGCGGGTTGCCGTAATATTCCCAATATTCCTCACAAGATGTGTGTTCAGGCTTTTCTCCGCGCTCCCACGCAAGCATTCCGTTAATCCACTCTTTCTTGGCCTCAGAAAACTTCTGTCTAAACATTGGCTGGTAGCTATAATCACCATTGCGACTCAGAGTCTTTGGATGATCCCAATTAGGTGGCACCATGGCTAATTCTCTTCCCATCTCACGCATCCTTTCTGCAACTTGCTTGAACTTGCGTACCAACTAATTGCCCCAAAGGGGTTGTCGGTTCTTTACACACTCCACATACAAAAGGTAATACCTTCTATATCTCATTCCACAGGTAGGGCAGGCTTTCATCTCAATACCCCATCATTCGTTCTACAGCTTCTTCCGCGAATAACCTCTTAGCCCACTCCGACAGAACCTTTACGCGATCCGTGTCAATCGGCGTTCCGTCTCTTGCGTGGTCAATCGCCATCGCCAGGATTTCTAAACATCCATCGTTGATCGGGTTGTTCTCGTATATCGCCAGTGCGGTATCTGCTGAACCCATGCTGGACATGTATCCCTGAACCTTGTCCTCGAAGCGCTCGGCTTCCTTAAAGTTGCCGTTATCAGGCGGATTCAGTTGCTGCTCTGGCAGGGTGAATATTGTTTGTGGGAGATTCATGGTTATCCCTTGAAGCAGACGGAGTTGAACCACTTACCAGGAAAGCCAGCTAGGTGTAATCTGGTATGCCAAGAATGAACTTCGGTTTTTTCCACTTCATATTCCTTCCCTTCCTCCAAGATTTCTCTTGGGTCATCGCCACCGCCCCAATTAACCTGAGAATCTGTAGCTCCTGTGTAAGTAACCTTTTTCACCACTGTCTCCTTATGCAATCGGCCTAAACGTAGCCGCGAACTAATCTCACTAAATCCTCACCACTTCCACTAAATCCTTCCCCCACTTACCCCCATACACACAGGTATGTGATCCATCCTTTATTTGAGATAAAGCCACTCTCACTAGACGGCGGGGAACGTAGAGATTGCGAAGCTCACGGGCTACAGCACTAAGCCCCATCACTTCCTTGTTAGCTACGCGATACCAGCGCACTAGCGAGAACCATCGGCTGAAATCCGAGGTGAATGTGTTGGCTACTTGGTACATGGCTAGGCAATCAAATAAAGTTCGTTATCATTAAAATCTATGTGCAATGAAAGCGAACCGAACTCCAGAGCAACATCCATATCCCCTCGCTCCGCTGAATTGAGCATTGCTCTAATTCGGTCAATCAAATATTCCCGCGTCAAAAGTTCTGGATATATCTCTTGTTGATAAACACAGGTGCTCATCACTGCCTCCTTATGCAACCCTGTTAAATACGCGCTGACCAACAAATTGCCCTAGCGCATTTCCTACTCACCAC